AGAAAGGAAAGTATCGTGAAGATTGAAAAGGGGCGGCCCATACCGCGCAACTATCCGTTTGACAAGATGGAGGTCGGGGACAGCTTCCTGATTCCTGAGTACATGCGGCATGAGTCGGTATACATGGCTGCGATGAGGTATAGGAAGAAGACGGGGAAGAAGTTTGCTGTTCGCAGGACTGCGGACGGGTATTGCTGCTGGAGGCTGGAATGACTGCAAAGAGAACTGATCCGTGGATTCCCGTTGGGCATCCTGATTTTGTATGGACATCGGGCGCTGATGTACAGAAAACATGGCGCAAGTATGGGTGGGTGCCGCCGAGCGAACAACGGCCACCGGTTGTGGTGGAAGCCAAGGAGCCCGAGTGGGTGGCTGTGAGGAGGGTCAAATGAGCAGTAAATCCGTGGCGCACGTTTATCGGATGGAGGCAAACGGTCGGCCTGTGATTGCATGGGACGATGCGAGGGGGATCGAGATCGGCACAAAGCTCTACACCGCTCCGCGCCCGTGGGTCAATCTGACCGATGAGCAGATCAATCAGTACGACTATGAGTATCGCGACATTCTCTATGACGTAGAGAAAATGCTCAGGGAGAACAACACATGAGCGAAGAATGTAAACACCGCTGGGAACCCGGCACGAACGAAAAGCGTCCAGCGTACCGATGCACCCGTTGTGGGCAGTGGAGGTTTGTATGAGCATCACCGCAATGAAGCAGGCGCTGGAGGCGCTGGAAGCAGCAGCCAGAACTCGTAGGCCAGAACTTATTAAACAAGCCATCACCGCCCTTCGCACCGCCATCGAGGCCGCTGAGTCTTCCAACTGCGACAGCCCTTCATGGTGCAATCAGTACCGCAAATGCCACCGCAATGTGGTCGGTGCTCCACAGCTTGCTAACTGTATTGACACCACCCCACCCGCAGCACCGCGCCAATGGATCGGGCTAACAGAGATAGAAATTTGCGACATTGAAGTAGACGAATTGCCATCAGCCAGCAGTGAAACTTTTTCGTTCGCCCGCGCCATCGAAGCCAAGCTCAAGGAGAAGAACAGTGGCTGACTATGACAATGTCTTACGGGCCATCAAAGAAATGCGCGTCGCAGCGGCAGTGGTAAAGGGCAAGTCTGCATCATGGTGGCTGGATCGGTTTGAAGAGGCCGTCAAAGAGCTCAAGGCTAACAAAGAGCGAAACGCCAAGCGCCAGTGGGTCGGGCTGACGGAAGTTGACCTGCGAGAAATAATTGTTGATTTGAAGCGCCCCGCAGATTTGTACAAGGCCATCGAAGCCAAACTCAAGGAGAAGAATCATGGCTAAAGACACAGGCGGCTACGCCTTCCCACACACCATCGAGCATCTGCACCAGCCGGTGACGGCGGGCATGACCCTGCGCGATTACTTTGCTGCAAGGGTGATGCAGGGGTTGTTAGCCACTGACATCGACTGCGGCCCGAAGTATGCCCAGATCATTGCTGACAACGCATACGGACTGGCAGACGCCATGCTCAAGGCAAGGGGGCAAGCATGAAAGAAGACATCATCCGCATGGCGCGGGAGGCTGGGCTGGGCTTTTTATTTGAGGATCACTTGCTAGTGCATGATGAACTTGAACGCTTCGCCGCACTTGTCGCGGAACGTTGCGCTGAGATTGCCAATCAAGCCGAGCCGTTCCATTCTGCGGACCTGATCCGCAAAGCGTTTGGAGTGGAGAAATGATTGACAAAGGAACCACGCTCAATCTTTTGCGCCGCGCATGGGACGCATTGGATTCGTTCAAGCAGGCATACCCAGAGAATTGGCACGAAGAAGATCAGGCAGTTTTGGATGACTTAATCAAAGCCGACAACGCGATTGCAAGTTCGCAAGACCCCATGCCTTTGTTTGACGACTGGCCAGGAGGGTGGAAGAAATGATCGATGTGAAGAAACTGCAGTACTTGACGATGGCAGAAAGATTGCGTGGCTATGCCGACGGCCTCGAAGATGAGTATGCAGCCAAGTACGAAACGCTCATCCATACTCTGAACAAGGCAGCGGACCTGCTTGAGGCGGTGTGGGACGAGCACCTGGAAGAAACGGACGAGAAGGTCGGAGGTACCCAATGAGCTACCTTGTAGCAAGCCTGCCGCCGCTCAAATGCTTTGTGCGGCGCGAATTTCTGTACAACTTTGAAAAGGGGCACGGGGAGCTTGAGCCGGCAATCTGGGTCAGCCTCAAGGCTCTCAGGGGGCAGGTATTTCGCATCGAAAGCCTGCTGCCAAACTACGGCGCTCTCTATGACAAGCTGCCCCTGCATGCCTACGTGTGGAGGAGAGAAGCGGGGGACTTGCCGATTGACACCCTGCAGCTATGGGACTGCATGAGCTACCGATTCACGGTGGTTGAGAAGATCAACCTGAGGAACCTGAGCGTGAAGTTTCTTGGCAAGGACAAGCAGTGGCACTTTGGCAAGTACATGTTCACCGTGGACTTCTGCGCCGACGAGATGAGCCTTGACACCACGTTCGTTGAGACGGCCGAGGAGCACAAGAGTTTTAACTTCATCCGCCTGGATAACGGTCAGTTTGCCACGCAGCCCAACAATCGCTGCCTCTGGTACGACCAGAGCCTGATCCCACTGGATGTCAAATTCCCAGACTTCCAGGCAGCCAAGTACGTCTGGACCGTTGACGGCTCGCGCAAATGGGCCGCTGGCGACGATTGGTTTTATGAGATCAATGAAAGAGGAGCCGACTGATGATTGACTTTGTCTCAACCCACCCTGGCGCAGAGCCGCAAACCGTGGCCTGTGCCCGCCTGCTCGCGGCAGTCATTGCCCAGGCAGTTGATGATGCCTCCAACAGCAATGCAAGCGCAGGTGATGCGTTGGCCGCGATCAATTGGCTGTTCAACAAGGACACATCGTTTGAGCAGTACGCCACCTTGATCGGCGCAAACCCACAGTCCATGCGAGACGCTTTGCTTCGGTCGATTGATCCGCTCGAGGTAGCGCCAAAGCTAGACCGCTTCGACGAGAACAGACGCCGCAGGCTTCGCTATAACTACACGCAGTGGCTTCGCCGTAGACAAGAACTGATCGAACGAGGGATCATAAAAAAATGAAATGCCCCCTGTGTGGAGCACCAACAGAAGTCAAACACACCAAGTCTATTGATGGGGTCCCCATTAGACGGAGGATTTGTTTTAACGAGCACAGCTTCCAAACCAAGGAAGTTGCAACCACGCAGCCAAGACCCAAAAGGGTTCGACGCCAAGGAGAAGTGAAATGAAGTGGAGAACCTGGAACACCGACTATTGGATTTTGGAGTCGCCCAAAGGCGAGGTCCTTGATGAAATCACCAGGGACCATGAGCAGCTATTCTTTCTCAAGAGCAGCCAGAAGCGGTACACATCGCTCAAGGCAGCCCAGGCAGAGGGGAAAAAGAATCAGGAAAATGCCCCCTCTTGACATGTGTTTCAAGTAGCGTACACTATGCGTACAGCAGAAAGGAGAACTATGGCTGAACAACCTAAGCAACGATTGACAGAGGAAGAACTCAAGCGGTGGTGGCCGTTTGATCGCTTGGACCCCAAGCTGATGCCCAAACCACCGAAGAAGCAAAACCCACAACCTGAAGAACCTATAGAGGAAGCATGGCTATGAAAAAGTTTTCTGCAAAATCCAGAAGTGTGATTGACCACTTTAAAAACGATCCTGCCGCCAACGTAGCGGAGGCGGCTAAGAAATTCAAAATGGGCGTCCCATACGTCTACAAGCTGCGCCAGCGGGCCCGGATAGAGGACAAGCCAGCGAAGAAGACTACGCAGAAGGAATTTACGATCACGCTGCCTAAAGAGGCCAAGAACACCATCTCTGTCGATGGCATCCTCGATGCGCGGGCCGTGGACTACGGTGCGTTCAAAGACGGCGCATCGCTCATGCAGGGCATCAAGCGCCTGATGGCAGAGCATGCCCAGCGGCACAACAAAACCTTTGCTGACGACCAGTGGGAAGCCCTGGAGATGATCGTCCACAAGATGGGCCGCATCGTCAACGGCGACCCCGATAAGGTCGATCACTGGGCCGACATCGCCGGCTACGCCAAGCTGGTCGCAGATCGCTTGGAGGGGAGGGTGCGATGAGCGAGCTCTTCCCGTTTGCAGTTGCAATCTGGGTTGTTTTGGCTTGGTTCACCCATGTCATCGTCTGCCTCAAGACAGCCTCTTGGGGCTTCTTGTTGGCAGGAGCCTTGTTCTTCCCCGTGGGCTGTATCCACGGCACGGGAATTTGGTTCGGGTGGTTCTGATACCAGGGAAGGACAAGATGACTACATCTAAGCCAGTCCGAATGTCCTCGGAGGAAGTGCAGACGGCCATCCTGGCCTTTCTGCGCCAATCCAACTACGTCCCGCAGCGCACCAGCGAGATATCCAAGGCCCTGGGTTTCCAGCCCTCCTGCGTCCGCAGGGCGGGGCTGGCCTTGGTTTCTCGCGGCGTGTTGCAGGCTGATCTGGTCAAGGGCCGGGGCCGTGGAGAGTATCTCTTCATCCTGCAGCAACTGGACCTGTTCTACGACCAGAAACCCGCCCCAAGCCTGTCTTTGAACAGAATCCTTGAAGCGTTGGCCGAGGTCAAGACTAAGCTCTTGATGCTCACCCTGCGGCGCAAGATTTGACTACTTTGCCTCTCCCCAGCTTGGTCCGATCTCCACATCGCACCGGCTGGGGACTTCCAGGCGCACCGCCTCGGCCATGATCCTGGCCCCTTCCTCGGCCTCTTCCCGATTCTTGACCGACAGCGCCACCTCATCGTGAACCTGCAGGATGGGCGTCAAGCCGGCCTTGGTCAGGGCCACCATGGCGGCCTTGGTTTGATCGGCGGCTGACCCCTGAATCAGGCGATTGAGGCCCTTGTAGGTGCCCGCCCGCTTGATCCGTTGGCCGTATTCAATGACGGCCTGCTCACGCGGCAGCGCCTTGTTCACGCCCCACTCCATGGGTTCCCACAGTGGGAAGCGGCATTTGCGGCCCAGCAGGGTGCGGATCGACCCGCCCGAGGCTGCGTGGTCAATCCTGGCCATCACCGCGTTGACGGTGCCCTTGAGAAAGGGGACGTTGCGGTGGAAATTGTCGATCAATTCGCTCGCCTCATCCAGGGACAGGTCCAGGCTGTTGGCCAGCTTGTTCTTGCCCATGCCGTACATCAGTCCCAGGCCGATGGTCTTGGCCGCCTTGCGTTTGATGCCGGCCATGTCCGCAACCATCTGGTGGAAATCGGTGGTGGGGTCCTCCCGATAGGCATCGACCAGATTGTCGGCCCCAGGCAAGGACAGCAGGCTGGCGTAGTGAACCAGCAGGCGGGGCTCCTGGGAAGAGAAATCGTTAGAGGCCCACAGTTCGCCGTCCTCGGGCAGAAAAAGGCTCCTGACCATCGGTCCGATCACCTCATGGCGGGCGGGAACCTGCTGCAGGTTGGGGTTGGCCATGGACAGGCGGCCCGTGACGGTGCCCCCATCATCGGAGCGCATCTGGTTGACATGCGGATGCACACGGCCGGTCTTGGCGCTGAAGTCCATGTAGGGCTGTAGGAACGTGCTGTGCGTCTTGTTGGTCTCGCGCACCTCTACGATCATCTTGGCCAGCGGATGCTCACAGCTGTCCAGGAATCCCTTGGTAAAGCTCGGCAGCCCCGTGGCGGTCTTGGCGTACGGAATGCCGAGGCGGTCAAAAGCTTGGGCGATGGATTGCGCGGCCCAAACGTCCACTTGCTGGCCGACCTGGGTCTTGATTTCCTGCAGCAGTTCCTTCTCGCGCTTTCGCATCTGGCTGATCAACTGCTCGCATTTCTCACGATCAAACCGAATGCCGCGCCGGGTCATCTCCATCAGCACGGGGAACACATCGGTCTCGAGGTTGAAGATCGATTCGACCTCCTCCTGCCGCATCTTGATCTTAAAGTGTTGCCAGAGCTTGAGGGTCAGCGCAGCGTCTTGCTCGGCGTACTCACCAACATACATGGCCGGGAGCTTCCAAAGCTCCTTTTTGGGGTGGACGCCAAAGTCCCCTGCCGCCTGCTTGAGGGCTTGCTCACTCTTGACCTCTTTAAGGTAATCGAAGCCAAGCGCATTGAGGCTGTACGAGAAGCGGTTTTCATCGAGGAGCGGGGCAGCAAGCATGGTGTCATAGATTCGACCGTTGATGGTGAATCCACTTGCACCCAGCCACCCGGCGTCATAGGCTGCGTTGTGCATGATCTTGTCCGCTGGGGTGTTGAGGACATCGCGTACCCAACGCTCCACAAGCCGCCGATCCAGGTTGCCGCCACCGCCGTGGCCAACAGGAAAATACCCAGCCCAGCCGTCGACTGCGACTGCGTAACCAACAATACTCCCGTCACCGCGAGGCCAACCGGGACCCATAGACTCCATGTTCGGGTCGCATGTTTCGAGGTCAATTGCAATCTCCTTGGCTGTGGATAGATCGGGGAAGGCCTGTGGAGGAACCCACTCGGTGAGGGTCGGAAACAGGGGCATCGTTTTCACAGAACAAATCCTTTTTCTCGTTGCTTGGGCAAGATCAAGTGAAGCGATTTCTTGGCTCGGGTTACGCCTACGTAGAAGAGGCGGTTGATGTTGTCGCTCTGGGCCGCGTATTCCTTGGCCGACTTGGGCGAGAGGTCCATGAACAGCAGGACGTTATCCGCCTCCCCGCCCTTGGCTCCGTGGATTGTGGACAACTTGATCCGGCTGGCTGTGGACAACTTGGTGCCCCGGCGCAGAACGGCGATTAGGTACTCACGCTTTTCCTCTGCGATGCGCTCCAGGGCTTCGTGCCAGATGGCCTCGGTCCGTAGGCCATGATCCTTGGTCAGCGACGCAAGGGTGTACATCGCGGTCGGGTCCCCGCCCTTGAAGGTCCGGTGGCCTCGGGCAACGAACTCTCCACCCAGGTACTTGTAGATGTCCGCTACGTGCGCCCCGACAACCTCCTCGCCCCGGCGCAGGGCCTCCCAATGCACCACCGCCTCGATCATCTTGACCGGCAGGCTCGGCACCCCGCCGCGCTCAAACAGGATGCCGCTTGAGCGCAGCCATTCATGCACCGGGTTGAGCATGTAGTTGGTCGAGGCCATGATGAGCCAGGGCTCGTCGTTGAGCGGCACATCCTCAAACCGGTAGTAAGTCTTGACCGATCCTTCAAAGTCCCGGGCCTTCCACTTCTTGGGCTGCCGCTCCCTGATCCGATGGACGATGTGGTTGGCCAGGGCGTGGACGGTGCTGGGGACCCGATAGGACTGCTCGAGCACGGTGATATGCCCTTGGAAGGACAGGAAGCTCTTGACATCAGCGCCGGCCCAGGTGAATACTGCCTGATCGTCGTCTCCGGCGAGGAAGGCCCGTTTCGCCTTGGAAACCAGTAGCTCGACCATTTGCCATTGCAATCGGCTCAGGTCCTGCGCTTCGTCGATGATCACCACCTCCAGGGCCGGGATCAGCGATGCATCGAGCACCACCATCTCCAGCAGGTCCGTGAAGTCCAGCAGGTTGCGCGAGCGCCGGTAGTGGCGGTAGGACCGCTCTACGAACTCGAAGTGATACCATTCGATATCCAGGCCGCTTTGGTCGTAGTGCTGGCGCAGGTCGATGCCTTTGATGCGGGCCAGATTGATCTCGTTGAGGATTGGATTGTCGGCCTTGGCAAGGTTCACATCCTCCTCGGTGCCCAGGGCGATCTCAATGCCTACCTCGGCGGCGAACTCCCGGTAGTGCTCGGGCTTCATCATCATGTCTGCCTTGATGGCAAGGCAGTGGAAAGCCAGGGAGTGCAGCGTCCGGAAGAACGGGAAGTCGGTCTTGGGGTGGAGAAACGGGAACTTGGCCACGGCCCGGTCCCGCGCTTCGTTGGCTGCCTTGCGCGTGAAGGAGAAGTAGCCGATCCGGGACGAGTGAACGCCGGCCTCCAATTCCTGCTCGACGCGGTTGAGCAAGTAGGTGGTCTTGCCTGCCCCGGGCGGCCCGAAGATTTTGTGAATCTCGACCATGGCTAGAACGGGCTCCCTTCTGTGCGCTGGGTGTGCGTGTCAAATGGCGCATCCTGCTTTTGGAAGCGGGGGATACGCCAGCAGCGCACCGTCCTATTCTTGAGGAACAGGCTGATGGGCTCACCGCCCATATCGCGCAGGCGCTGCGCCATCTTGGGCGCGGACAGGGAAGCGAAGTTGTTGCGCTTGAGATGAGCCTCCAGGTCCTTCATCCTGAAGTACGTGCGGGCCTCCTCATCATCCGTCCAAGGGCGGCCCATGATGACCTCATCGCGCACAAGCGCCTGCTGCATGTGGGTGGTGAACTCCTCCAGCAGGTCCATGAAGCGGCCGGTCACACTGGTGTCCTCGCTGGCTTCAGTGATCTGCTCGGTCTCAATCATTTCCTTGAGCAGGGCGTTGAGCAGGTTTTCCCAATCCTGTTTGCGCAGGGTCGGGGGTAGGACATTGAGCTTTTCCAGGCAAGCCTTTTGGAACGCGCCTTGTAGGAATAGGCTGTCAGTGTCTAGCTCGATGCGCCGTCCGTTGACATCCAAGAACCACAGGGGCGGTTCACTGGCGTATTTCGACAAGCTTGCGATCTGCGGCGCGTCAGGCGAGTTGGCCCCGATGCCAAACTTGCGGGTGCGGCACAGGCCTGAGTGGCAGAAGGAATTTAGCGGTGCATCCTTGCACTTGTAGTGATACTCTTTCTTGCCAACCTGTTTGACCAATATCTGGACTTCGTTGTTGGGCAGAGGGGGAGCCACGTATTTGTAGTTGTATTCAACCAGCTTGTCTTCCCAGCCGGCCGGGTGTGCCCGCTTAAGATAGATGCCAATGTTGAATAGGCCATTATTGCGCGTGCCCTCCGGGAAGCCTTGGGCGCATAGTGCTTGTAGGCATGGCGGGCCATCCTTGATGGGGCTCTCTGCTTGCTTAGGCGGTTCAGGAAAACTGAGCGGCAACTCTTGAACCGCTGCATCGTACAGACCGTAGAACTCTTCCAAAGTCGCCGCAGACCCATCCGGGTTGATTGCGTAACGAAGGCCGGCGTCTCCACCGAAGTACGGCAGGTTGAGAAAGTTGCCGGTGTCTCCTCGATCAACAAGGATTTCGGCTTGCTTCGGAAAGATTTCTCGACCCGCTTCACCAAGCAGTGCAGCCGCATTCTTGAGATACGTTTGAAAGTCTCTGGCTGGAACAGGCGTTTTTGTGAATAAAAAGACATGGGCACCCCCTGATTTGCTTCTGCATACGACCAATGGCAGCTTTAGCTGCGCAATGCGCTCTACGAGGCCTTTGTGGTCCAGAGGGTACTGGTCAATGTCAATACAGCCCCAGATGCAGGTGTTATCCGCCCTGATCGGGATAATTCCAAGACTCGGTTCAACCCCCTCGAGGTGTGCAATCCACAAGTCATCCGTTGGGGGCTTGCGCACGACTGTGGCTTGCCCAGCTTGTTTTCCGTCTCCACGTTCTGCCTTTATTCGGTACGTACCGTAAGCGATGTCCAGCCCACTGAAGATCGCTTTGAACCTTGTTATGTCTGTCATTGCACTCTCTATAAAAGGTGGGGCCTACTCGCCGATTCTGCGTACAGGAATTGCAGTAACGACACGCAGAATCCGCTTTCGGCCCCGAAATCAGAATGGGGCTGGTCCGTTGTCCACGACACCTTCGCCTTCATGCTTGACCTTGACTTCGCCTGCACTGATCTGTGAGGCGAAGGACTTGGCGGCCTGATACTGATTCATATCCTGGATCGGGCCGATCTTCTCGATCTCCCATCCATACCACTTGCCCTTGTCGTTGGACTCGGCCTGAGTGGTCAGTCGGTACACATGGCTGTACATCGGGGGCGTGTACGGGCCGTTCTTGCCCATGAGCTTGGTGCTCATCATCATGCTGTTCCACTTGCGCGACTTCTTCAGTTGCGTGGACTTCATGACGATCAGCGCAGGCTCAGGGATGCCCGCATCGTTGACGATCATCACGTAGTGATTGGCCGTGTTCTCGATGTAGTTGCCACTGTCCAGATAGTCCTTGTTGTCCCCCGGCTCCCGGTGGGTGCGGGTGAGGATGTCGGACGTTGCCGGATAGATTGCAATCGGTGCGCCGCTGCCCGAGCCGCGAGGGGCCCATTCAATGTACTGGCGCACATAGGCCACCGGGATGACGGTGATGCCTTTCTTGCCATCGTAGATTTCGCCAGTGACGCTGTTCATCACGCAGCCGGGCATCGCACCTTCGACCTCGCCCACTTCAGGACTGGTGCTGGTGAGCAGCTTGAGGAACGGGAGAGCAAAGTCCTCCTGCCCCATGCCGTCAAAGCCGCTGTTCGCGTCCTGCTCAAAGTCACCGCCCAAAGCGACGGCATATTCTTTTTTCTCGACTACTTCATTCTTAGCCATGATTAATTTCCTTGTTTCACGCTGATTTGATGGTTGCTCTTTGGCCAACGTAGACACCAAAGAGTTCTGTGGGGAACTCGCTTCCGCGTTCCACCTGCTCGCGAACCCAGGCCTTGAGGGTCTGGGGTTCGATCTTCTGCGCCTGCTCCACAGGGTAGTTTTGCTCGCGCAGTTGATTCAAAAGTGACTCGCACAGCTTGTCCTCATTGCGGCCAAACCGTACTGACACAGTGTTCTTGATGATGTCGTCGTACCCGTGCTCACGCAGCCACTCATACGCCTGCGCCCGCTTCTCCTCGGGGATGCTGGCGCTGTAGAACGGTTTGACAACGATTTCGCTGCCATCGGTCATGGTGAACTTAGACATGCCCAGTTCTTGCAGCATCGCGGGGATCGCCTCCTCCATCATCTTGCGCTGCTGCTCTTTGCGCTCCTTGAGCACCGACTCCATGTCGAGGATTTCCTTCTCAAGCTCTTTGGCCCGCTTGGCCAAAGCGCCGACAGAAGACAGGTCCTCGTTCTTGATGGTCAGGGCGTCTGCGTCCTGCTCAAATATGCTGTTGATGTCAGTCATCTCTTTCTCCATTCTCGGTAACATCGATCTTGACGGGGATGTACAGCTTCTCACGCCGGTCCCACTTCAAGGCTGTGTATCGGCCAGAGTTATAGAAAGCAGCTATCGAGCAGGCCAAGCCGATAGCCACGGGGTCGCCTGTGAGCAACAGGGCATCCCCTTCCTTGTAGTCCCGCAGCTTGCGCCTCAAGGTGCGAACAGTAGGGACCGTGCTGAAAGCAATTTGCGTGTTGGAGGGCAGCAAAACCTTGATCTCCCCAAAGCGCATGGCGGCGGAAATATCATGGTTGGGCATCTCTTGCACAACGTATACGGTAGGCATGTTTACATTCTCCTTTCTCAAACCGTGCGCTCAGTGTACACTACTTCCCGGGCATGTCAAGCCCCGCAACCACAGAAAGGAAGAGAGCCGTGGACTACTTTTTGGAAAAGTACCCGTTTAAGAACAAGCCGTACCTTCATCAGGCCGCGTACCTGCAACGATTCTGGGAAGACCCAGCGGTTGCTCTGTTCGCAGACATGGGCACTGGCAAGAGCTTCATGCTCATCAACAACGCCGCCATGCTCTACGACAAGGGCAAGATCAACGCCATGCTGGTCGTGGCCCCGAAGGGCGTCTATCGTAACTGGTATACCGGGCAAATACCAGAGCACATGCCCGAGCATGTGTCCTACACGATGGCGTGCTGGTCTCCTACGCCGAAGAAAGCCGAGCGGGCGGAGATGGACAAGATGCTCAACGCCACCGATACGCTGCGAATCCTGGTCATGAACGTCGAGGCATTTAGCACGGAGAAGGGCGCGGCATTCGCTCGCACCTTCCTGCGGGTGACGACAGCCTACATGGCCATCGACGAGAGCACCACCATCAAAACGCCTCAGTCCAAGCGCAGCAAGAACCTCGTCAAGATTGGCCGTGATGCGCGGTACAGGAGGATTGCAACGGGCTCCCCGGTGACCAAGAGCCCGCTGGACCTCTTCAGCCAGTGCTTCTTCCTCTCCCCCGACTACCTGGGCTACGACAGCTTCTACGCCTTCCAGGCCCGGTACGCCATGATGATTGAGCGCAAGCTGGCGACCCACACCTTCCGCCAGATTGTGGGCTACCGGCACTTGGATGAGTTGCACCAGAAGCTGGGCACCTTCAGCTTCCGGGTGACCAAGGACGAGTGCCTGGACCTGCCCGACAAGGTATTCACGCGGCGCGAGATTGAATTGACCGAGGAGCAGCGCAAGGCCTATGACCAGATGAAGCTGATGGCGCTCACGCTGATCGACGGCAACCTCATGTCGACCAACAATGCTCTGACCCAGATCATGCGGCTGCACCAAATCGTTTGCGGGCACGTAAAGTTCGACGATGGTCGGCAGGAGGACCTGCCCAACAACCGGGTTAAGGAACTGCTGGCAACCGTCGAGGAGTGCAACGGCAAAGTCATCATCTGGGCCAACTACCGCCGGGACATCGAGAACATCAAGAATGCCCTGGCCGAGGAGCACGGCATGACCACCGTGGCGACCTACTATGGCGACACGGAGGCAGAGGACCGGCAGGAAATCGTCACACGCTTCCAGGACCCCAACAGCGGCCTGCGCTTTTTTGTCGGCAACCCCCGCACGGGCGGCTACGGCCTGACGCTGACAGCGGCGCACACCGTGATCTACTACAGCAACAACTTTGACTTGGAAGTGCGGCTGCAGAGTGAGGACCGGGCCCACCGGATTGGCCAGACCAACAAGGTGACCTACATCGACTTCATCAGCCCGGGCACCGTCGACGAACACATCGTCAAGGCCCTGCGCAGCAAGATCAACATCGCCTCGCAAGTGCTGGGCGAAGAACTCAAGGAGTGGATTAAATGATGCTGGTGCCCGTCCGCCGCAAGTACGTCTACAAGCGCCTCGAGCGCCTCGACAGGTCCTCGGGCCGCGTTTATCGCATCGATGGCGAGGACATCCCGATGCCCAGCGTCACGACCATCCTCAATGAGACCAAGGACCGCAGCAGCCTTAAAGCCTGGGAAGAGCAGGTGGGCAAGGAAGCGGCCGAGCGCATCAGGAACGAGGCGGCCACCATCGGCACCCACATGCACGGCGTCATCGAGCGCCTGCTGCTGGAGCGCCCGCTGGACATCCCCAGAACGTGGCAGCAGGTCAGGGGCTACTGGATGGGCTACAAGCTCATCGAGCACTTCTTTCCGCATGTCAACGAAGTGTGGGGCGCGGAGGTGTCGCTGTATGTGCCAAGCACATACGCCGGCACTTCTGACTGCGTGGGCGTCTACAAGGACAAGCCCAGCATCATAGACTTCAAGCAGACCAACAAGCCCAAGAAGCGCGAGTGGATTGAGGACTACTTCCTACAGCTTGCCGCGTATGCGGTTGCACACGACAAGGTGCATGGCACCAAGATCGATCAGGGCGTGGTGATGATGATGAGTCAGGCCGGAGAGCCGCAGGAGTTTGTCACCGCCGGCCGCGAATTCGACGAGTACAAGGACAAGTGGTGGCGGCGCGTGGAGCAGTACCAAAAAATAGGCCGGGAGGGCCAGCCTCCCGGCCAAAGTGCCATCTAGGGGTGGAGACGCCCCGAGGAAGTGAAGATGGCAACTGCAATCAATGGGGGGAGTTTACTTCTTCCCCAGCTTCTCGCGTTCTTCCAGCAGCCGGACCTTGACCTGAAGCTCGTTGATGTGCTGCATCATCTGCTCTTTCAGCACGGCCCTGCGCTCGGCGCTGATCGGACTGTCGGTGGGGATGCCCTCTTTGGTAATGAGAGCAGGCATCTGCCCCTCGATCTTTGTCAGACGCTCTGAGAAGGACGCGACCTGTCCCAGCAGCCAAGCCAAAGCGGCCACCACAATTGGGATGACGGCCTTGAGTACGTCTGACCAAGCCATTACTTCTTCCTTGCCGCCCGCATGTTGTCCACCAGATTGGGGTAGGGCCGGCCGGCTTTTTTGGCCATGGCCTTCGCCTCGCTCTTCTTAGCAGGGCTCATCTTCTTGGGCTTGCCGATGTCCGTGGGCCGTGGTTTGTCCCACACAGGTTTTTTCATCATGATTACCTCAACTTCCTGAGTTTGTACAACGTGCTTAAAAACGTCTCGATGGCCCCATCGATGAGATTTTGAATCGGGCTGTCTTTCTTGTCCACCGCATCGTAGCGAAGCTTCTCGATGTCGTCGAGCATCTTCTCCAGGGCTTTGATGCAATCCGGCTCATCGGGCATGTTTAGGTACGGGATGTCCAAGATCACATCATGCCGACCCTGGTACGCCTCGGTGATTGTGTCGGCGTGGTCAATGATGGCTTCGTAGAACTCGCCCAGGGCGGAGTGCTTGGCAAAGCTACCGGGTCCGGTGACGCTCAAGTGAGCCCGGTGCGCGTACTCCCGAGCCAAGAACATAGTTCCAACCAGACGGCCAATCATTTCCATAAACTACTCCATCACTGTTGCGGCTGTGCGGGCTGCATCGCCGCTTGGCGCTGCATCAGAAGTCCGCTTATAGGGTCGTTGGGGAACATCGCAGGATACATCAACGGAATCTGTTTCTGCGCTGGTGCAGCAGGCTTTGTCGTAGGCAGGCGGAAGTTGGGCTCGTAACCGCGAGTTGGTGGAGCGGGCGGTAGCGTGCGCAGCATCTGGCTTGCAGAAGCGCTGGGCACCACGGGCTGGCCCTCCATGCCTTGCAAGGGGGTGGTCTGCCCTTCGCGCTCAAGATCGGTAATCTCGCGAGGAATTGCTCGAGTAGTGGCTGCAACTGCGGGCCTGCCAAAAATCATTTCCTTGCTGATGCCGATGTCCTGCAACTGCCTGAGGACCTTCTCCCCGTCCTTGGGCGTGGCGATGTTGGTAATGCCGCGAGCGAACTCAGGGCTCTCCAAGGCCTTGGTGAAGATGCGTTTGTAGAGCTCGTTCTCCAGGCTGCCGGTCATACGGACCATCAGTGCAAGAGCGCCGGTCTCAGGAGCAATCCTGCCCACCATCGCCTCACGCATGGTGGTCGTCAGGAACTGAATACCCGTTCCAAACGTGCGGCGCAGAGCCTGATCCAGCGATTCAAACGCAGGAATCTGCCCGGTTACGCTGGCAAATGCATTGACGCGGCGCTGCAGATCAGCAAGCTTCTTGAGGTCATCGAGGTGTCCGGTGCCACCAAAAAGAACCCGCAAGGATTTCTCGTTGGTATCGAGGAACGATTTAAGCCCCCCACCGCCTTGTGCCCCCTGTGCTGCGAGTTCATAGACGGAGCGGCGAAGCGAGGCAATCTTCTCGGGGTCGGTGCCCATCGTATCAACCAGCTTCTTCATGATCGCCGGGTCACGAATGGCATCCACAAGAACCTGCTTTGGATCAGCCTCGGGCCGTGATGCGCGGGCAAAGACCCGATCAAGCTCGTTGTCCTGCGCGGCAACCATGCGGCGGTCAATTTCACCCAGCCGGGCAACGTAGTCGTTGGCCAGATTGAGTTCATCCTTCAGCCGTGCCTGGATGGGCTGCGGCAACGCCTCGACAATGTTGCGGTTCTTGTCGAGCACACTGCGCATGAGCTTGGGGTCGATCAAGCCTTCCTTGTTCACCACGCCCTTGCTGCGCAGCCAATCAATCGTGCCATTCATCATCAGGCGCTGGGCCTGCTCATCATTGCCAAGGATGGTGGTTACGCTGCGCAGGTTTTCAACATTCTTAAATGCGTTGCGCATCAGGTCTTCGTTGGGCAGCAGATACTCCATGCCACCGCGCTTAGCCTGCGTCATCAGCAAAGGCAGCGTCCGGTCGTAGGTGCTCTTGTAGTCATCAACCATGACCTTCAAGGCTTCGTACTCGCTCTTGAGCCGTGGTGCGCGGTCCAAGACAAGCTTCTCCACATCCTTGAACACAGCGTTGCCTGTGTCGAGAATTCGCTGCGCATCGGTCTGGCGCACACGGCCCTTCAGCATCGCTGCGTTGTAGTCGTTGAGCGCATCGTTGCGGAACCGCTGAGCCGCCGTCAAGTAGTCCAGGGCTTCCGGGATGTTGATGTCGATCTTCGTGCTGTCTGCAGCAACCCGAGCAGCGTCCTGGCGAATCTGCTGTGGATTGATCACGATCTTGCGGCCAGGAATAACCGTGGGGATGGCGACATTGCCCTGGGCATCCGGAGTAGCAAGTTCCGTGAGCCCTGGAGTGCGGCGGCCGCCCTTGGGCTTATCCCCACGGACAAGAGATTGCACGGAGGCACGGATTGCCTTCATGATCTCAGGATCATCAAAGGCTTTGCTCATGCCAGCAATCTGGCTGTCAATGGCCTCGTTGGTGAGGTCATTGAGCATCTGCGCTTCGAGCCTTTCGCGATTGCGAATCTGACTCTGCACAAAGTTGTCGAGCAGTCGGATAGGCTCAGGCACTGCCTGACGCATAGACGGGCGCTCGATCTTGTACTTGCTGATCAGCGCCAGCACCTGCTCTTCCATGTCCCTTGCATCGAAGAGCGACTTGCCCTGGTCGCGGGTGGGCAGCGGCGTTCCGTCCGGGGCCGTAGCCTGCTTGAGGCCAATGCGGGACAGGACGCTCTGACGCATCCGGTTGTCAGCTTCCATAGAGGCCTGAATGACACCACGTAGCTCGTTGTTGAGCATGTTGATGTTCTGCGGGCCCAGGCGCTCGGAGATCGCCAAGATTTCTGCTTCGGTCAGGTCTTTCTTCTGCCGCATCAGATTCTCAAAGAAGGCCTGCCGGTCAGCCTGGGCAGCCTTGAATGCATCCATCACCGGAGTACGCGCCTCGGGGGACAGGTTGGCAAACAGGCGGTCCAGCGCAGCTTGGTTCTGGCTGATGCGGGTCTTGACTCCCTCGAGGTCCTTCGGGCCCAGTTGCTGCAGCAGCCGAAGCTTTTCCTGCACCAGTGGCGTGTACATCGTAGTCTCGGCCGCGTCGAAGACAAACCCCGCCTCTGCAAAGCGCGGATCATTCATTGCAGCGCGAAGCGCGGTCAGCGCCTCCTGTGCGTCCTTGCTCTCTGCAATGGGCCCGAACACCTGCTCGAGCTTGCGCTCGGCGTTTTGCATCAGCTTCTTGGGCACGATGCGGACAATCGGGGCCTGCCAGAACTTCGGGGCGCTCTCCAGAACTTCTCGCTCAACATCCGTGAGCCGTGATCCGGGCCCGGTAAGCTGATCTCTTGCAAACCCGACCGCCTTGCCAGTGGGCGTCATCTGCGCCAGTTTCCCAGCGGCAGAAAAACCGCCGGACAGGGCCAAGGGCAGTCCTACAAACGCAGCAGCAGGCAGCAGTTCCTTGAGCAGAGCTTTGGAGGGCTGGTCGTCGGAGACGTTTTCTTCCACCGCCTGACGCATGGTCTCGTAGCCCGCGCCAAACGCCATGTCCAGAGCAAGCGCCTTCTTCGGGCTCTTTGCAATCATGTCCATCGCGTCCTTGGCCACGGCCCGCATTACAGTGGGGGCAGGAGTAGCAACAGCCAGTGGGGTGCGCATGGCCGCAGCCGCGCCAAGAACACCCGTGAAGGGCAGGCCCGCCCCCACCCCTTCGCCGGCGGCCCGGGAGTACCGCTCCAAAGAGTTACGGGGCGATACCTCGCCCCGGTTGAAGAACTTTGCAAACTGGAAGACTTGCTTGTCGTCCAGGCCCAGGCCTCGGCCGATGACTCGCTGCGCGGCATCAGGCAGTGCAAACAGGGCCGTGTTGAAGCCCCAGGAGGCTTGGTTGATCAGGCCCTTGACCTTGTCTGCGCCTTCCGTTACTTGGTCCGGGGCCCCTGCTTTGCGGGGCTCGGTTGCAACAGGAGCGCCTTCTGCACGGCCGACGATCTCGCCCGTGTCGGCATCAACTACTTGGCCCTGGGTGTTGATGAAGGTTGGCATTACTGCATCAGTCCTATAAGCTGGGTTGGCGTTGCGCTTTGGATGGCTCCGTTGGGCATCCGCAGATAGACCGTGGCCCGTGGGTCTTGAATCCTGCCAATTGTGCCGCCGAGGAAGGTGTACATGCGCTTCCTTGCATCAGCATCGGAGGGGATCACAAACGGATCAGACTGTGTGCCCGTGTTGGGCGTGGACATGACAAAGTCGTTCTTCTCATAGCCCAACTGCGTAAGCACCTGCTGCCGAGCATTTCGAAGCATTGCTTCCATGCTGTTGAACTGCTTAGCCGCTACTTCCTTGTCCGCAAAGAACTTGGCGGGGTCACTGACGCCCCTAGCGGTCTCACGCGCCCATTCTTGCTCTTGCACGGCAACCCGTCCACCATCATTGGCAGAGGCGATGTTTTTCAAGATGGAGTTCATGCCGGTGCTGATGCGGGTCGAGGCGTCAGTCAGGTCGAGGTTTGGTCTCAGGGTTGCAGTGGGCAGAACAGGGACTAACAGGTTGTTGACCTTGTCCGAGAACCACGCACCGGGGCCGTAGGCCTGCGTGTAGACGCCCTTGAGGCTGTCTAGCGTTGCCAAGCTGTTGTCCAAGGAGCGCAGCGTCGAGGTGAGCTTAACGCGCTCGCCTTTGTCCGTTTCCACCGAAGTCGGGGCCTCGCCGCGATTGGTGACAAATGGATTGTCAGTAGGCCGCAGCGAAAAGCGACTTGAGATAGCCGTCTTAACGGTCGGATTGTTGGGGTCAACAGAAAACCCGAGGAAGCTGCCGCTTTTGTCCTTAGAAACCAAAAGGCCTGCGCCGCCGTCTTCGGTAACCACGCCGCCCTTCTTGGCCTGTTCCCTAAGCAAGTCGTAGTCGCCCTTGATCACAAGCTCTTTGATACGCTGCGCAAACTTGTCCTGCTCCTGGACATCGCTGACTGCTTGAGACAGCGCGGCGGTATCGACTTTGATCTGGCGATCTTTAGCTTGAGCAAGAAGCGCCATGAAGCCCTGCGGCAAGCCCTGCGAAGCCTGAGCAAGCAGAGATATCGGGGTCGTGCCCGACTTGGCCGGCAGCGATGCGTACTTGAACCCGGCATCGGCCAGCATCAGCATGGCGTTGACATACATGTCATCCTTGGTGTCGCCAAGAAGTTCTTTGTACAGAGGTGCATACTCTTTCTGCGCCTCGCGGATTCTTTCTATCCGGCTCTTGTCGGCTACAACCCGTGGTGCGGCCACATTGGGCCCGACTTCTGCTGCTTCTGCAGCGGCAGCCGGGGCACGCGCAGCGGTGCCGGCCGAATCGCCGCCTTCGATGACTTGACGAATGAAATCAGCGTTGTCCATGTCCACTGCAGCCGGGCGGGCGGCCGAACGTGTGGCGTCAGGCACTTGTACGGGCGGAACTGCCTTGGCCCGCATACCTGCAACGAACTGCGCCAACTCTTCGTTGCTTACATTCGACAGAGAGGGCATCGGAATGCTTCTGTCGGTGACCCTGTAGTAGGCGTCCTCGTAATCTTTCAAGAGTTGCTGTCGCGCCGGGTCTTCGCCCGAATTCATTGCGCCCCTGTATCCAGCCACAATAGAACCAACGCCTAGGGCACCAAAAGCTGCTGGGGGAGAAGGAGTAAGCAGATTGCCGGCCCGTCTTACGGTGCCCATGACCCGTGGCCCAGCTATGTTGGCCATGTGTTGGGTGAGCGTCGGGTACGTCAGGAACTGCTCGGCCGTATACTTTCCGCTTGGGCCCCGCACGTTCTCAAACACCGGCCGGAAAGTTTGCGGGAACCCTTGCGACATCAAGCGGCCAGCAGCGGCATTGCCCGAGGCCATAAAGCGGCTGGCAGCGGCAGCGGCCGCCGCCGTCTTATCCGCGCCGGCTTGAGCAAAGCGCGTGAGCGGAGTGATGAACGCGCCTCCCGCCGCTTGCATCGGAGGCAGGCCATCAGGGGTGGGCGGAGCGACCTCGCCGCCGTCAGCAAAATTCCTAAGGTACGGAAGCCCCTGCATGGTCATCTGGAAATTCTGACCAGTTCCCGTATTTCTTGGAGCGCCCGCTTGGGCGTCATACTCCGCTTGAGATATGTTTGCAAACCGGTCAGCAATTCCGCCAATCATTCCCGTGCCCCCTCTGGGCATGCCGCCAATTGGAGCGTTCGTTAAATTTTCACGATACGGCTGAAGCTGCTGTTGAAATTGCTGTTGAAATTGCCGGTTTCTTTCCATGTCGTCCGCAGGCCCTGCCGGCATGCCGCCCAGTCCTCCGGGCATGCCGCCAATCCCCCTGGGCATGCCGCCCATTCCAACATTTCCCACACCCATGAAGGACCCGGCCTGCCCAAGTGGGCCTCCGGCGGAGCCTCCAACGCTGATGGGAACCTGAAGGTTGAGCATGCCACTGCCGCCTACCTCCCCTCCCATTGCAAAACCGGGCGGAGCCTGCTCAGGCCCGCCCTGGGAAAAAGGGGGAGCACCCGCCATGCCTTCAGGCATGGGAATTCCTGCTCCTTGGTCCATGGGCATCGCACCCATCTCCGGCATCATGGGCGGCGGGGGCATGCCTTCAGGAGCCATCCCTTGAGGAGCCATTGCCTGTGCCTGGGGCAGTCCACCGATGCCACCCTGCTGCGCAAATTGGGACTGCAGCATGGCCAGCACTTCCGGCGGAGTCTCCATGGCCGCTTCTTCGCCGACCATTTGAGCAAGCTCCATGTACCGAGCGTCCACCGAGCGCATATCCCCGCGCAGGTTGTTCATCAGGATTTCAGGGTTCTGGGGATTGCGGGCCATCTGGGGCATTTCCTCAGAAGGCTCGGGCATTTCATCCATGTCCTCCATCTCTTCCTCAAACCCGGAGAGGATGCCTGAATTGCGAGCCTCTTTAGACAGAGGCATTGCAAACATCGCCCGCTTCAGTACTTCTTCTTTCATAACGCTTCCTTAGAAGAGCTTGCTTGCGGCATTTGCTGCCGCTGCGGTGCCCAAGATTCCGGTGCCCACGCCAGCAATTTGCTGGAAGGGGCTGGGCGCGGCCTGTTGCTGCTGCGTAATCGCCATCTGTGTAGACGGTGCGCCTTTGTAAATGTCGGACTGGAATGCCAACCGCTGCATGGGAGCCAGCACTTCCTGCGTTTGGGTAGCCCGAAGCGCATCGAGTTCTGCTTGCTTCTGCCGCTGTTGCTGCGACCCGAGGTTGTACAGGAAGTTGACATCCTGCTGGCCCAACTGCTGAGCGGTCTGGCCCAGGGCAGCCTGTTGAATGCCCAAATTGGCCGCTTGGCTTCCCAATGTGCCCAAGCCCTGAGCCATAGATTGGCCCACGCCAAACTGCTGGGCTGCCAAGTTCCCAATGCCCTGACCAATGCTGGCCAGATTCTGGCCTTGAGCCATTTGCCTTTGCTGCTGCTGCTCAAAAGCCAGCTGCGCTTGTTGCTGCGCCGAGCCGTAACCCTGCTGCAGTGCATTGATAATCGCCTGATTGCGAGTCTGGGACAGCCCACGCTCTAGTTCCGCCCGCTGGATGCCCTCGCGGCTGCCGCCAAAAGCGCCCGACCGAACCGCCTGCGCTTGCAGGTTTTGCCGAGCCATATCACCCTGACGGTTGATTTCATTTAACGACTGCTCGATGACCGCCTGGGTGTACGGGTTCATGAAGGCCTGCGCAGAATACGGGTTGAACCCTTGCGCTGATCCCATCAAAGAACCAATTCCAAGATTGGAGGCCTGCTGCGCTGCAGCAAACTGCCCACGGGTATCGGCCCCACGAAGAAGGTTGGCGGCCTCCCCCAAAGTCGAAGTGCCGGACCTCAGGGCTTCCGTGCCCTGCTGCAAATAGGGGGCATACGCACCAATACCTGCCGCGCCCATCTGGAGAGCAGAAACCTGCTCAGGGGACATGCCCGCGACTTGATACGCGGGCATTTGAACACCGGGCAAGGCCTGTGCGGCCTTCATGAGGCCTAGTTTATAGGCCTCAATTTCCGGTGCTTCGCGAACTATTTGTTCTGTACTTTCAGATGCCATTTCTTATCCCCGTGAAGCATTGCGCTCGAGTTGATGCATAAGGGCGTACATCTTCTTCGCCCCGGCTCTGCGGTTGCCTTTACCTGCGCCGCGAACAGCCTTCGCGGTCATGACAAACTCGCCGTCAGAGAGCATCGCAGGGATGGAATCCGAAGTCTCGGTTCCAGGGCCACTGATCTGTCCAGTGCGACGAGGATACCCGCCCTTCTCCAAAGAAGCAATACCGCCATCCGCTGCCCGCATTGGCATTCCTAGATAGGGGTTAAAAAACGGGTTGGAGTACATGGCCGAAGTGTTGTACGGTTGCGGAACCATCTGGCCTGCGCCCATTGCGTATTGGGGGGCCTGATACATTGGGCCGCCCATGCCTTGGGGCATGATTCCTGGGGTAGATACCCGTACATCTTCCATCGTGCGTGGGGAGTAGTATGGGGAAGAGCCGATGATCTCCCCCGACGGGCCGTATTGAATTCCAGGGAGGCCCTGGGGAATGTACTGGGAGGGCCGAGCCGCAATCAGGTCTTCGCCAGGAGTGCCTCTAAGTTGCTGGGCAAGCTCAGACTCTGGCAGCTGTTTTGGCGTAAACCCGCCGCTCATCCCCATAATACCTAGGCCCGCTGCAAGCCCAGGGCCGTAGCTTCTGATGATACTGGGGTTGTAAGTCTTCCCTGCTTCGGCCAAGGCCGCTGCATCAGTGGCTCCTCTGGCAACTGCAGAGGTGTACTCCGATGTTCCACGAAGCTCGGCAGGCGTAGAACTACCGGGCAAGAACAGGTCTTTTGACCCGCTCGCGAGTTCTCCAAAGCCCTGCCGGACATTACCTTGCAGTATGTTAGAAATGCCCCCGCCCATCCGGCCGAGAGAGCTCATGACACCGGGCACCGGGCGGGGGCCGCCAGGAGTGCCGGGGGTACCAGGAGCAGGAGCACCAGGGGCAGCAACTGCGCCAGGAGCTCCCCTCTGGGCAATATCGCCGTAAATTTGGTCCAGGGCGGTTTGGGAGGCACCAGGAGCAGCGACTGCCGCCGGGGCCCCGGGCGTGGTGGCCCCAGCGCCGGGAATGTACCGGCCCGTAATCCTGTCGCCATACGTCTCCTGCAGCCGTGCAACGCGACTAAAATCCCCCTCCTGCGCCGCTCGATACGCCATGACTTGAGGATAGTTAGCTATTCCTTCAGGTCTATCGGGCATAAATAGGTTCGCCGGGGGAGTGCCGCCAAAATCGAGCGACTCCACTGGAGACATGAGACCTGTAGGCGAGGTTCCTGGTGCTTGCCCCGCCGGAGAACCGCCCAAAGGCATTGGAACGGTCATGGGCTTGGGAACTTGCGCCCCGAATCCCTGTTGGAAGCCCGTCACGCTTCCCGAGATTGCTCCGGAAACCAAACCGCTCTTGACAGCATCGGCCAAATTTTGGCCCGACAACAGGCCTACGCCAGTGCTGACAAGTCCTGCATTGATCGCCGAAGCCGCCGCCGCGTTTGTAACGCCCATGGCACCTGCGCCGATGGTTCTGCCCACATAGTTGGCCACTGGGCCGCCAGGGGCACCAAGGAACCCCACAGCTGCGCTGCGCAAGATGTCTTTGGCGTTCCCTCCACCAATCGCAGTCACCGTACCAGAAGCAATCGCGGCCGAGGCTCCAGCACTAAGGCCCGCTCCTGCGAAACCAAAGGCCCCTGGTCCGAGGAACGCGGCCAGTGCAACAGTGGCCACGATCCGTCCAATTGGAGACTTGACAATCTTCTTGGCTACGTTGACAACGCCCTTAACCGTGTTTGAAATTGCCTTGCCAATACCCTTGGCTGTGCCAGTAATTACATTGCCGATCTTCTTGACCAGTTTTTTAAGAAACTCTGGCTGGCCAGTCTCAGGGTTGATAGTGCCTGAACCGCCCCGCGATTTTAAAAGTCGAGCCTCCTCGGGCGTAATATGCGCCAGCATAGTGTCGCCATAACGGCCTTTGGAAGCCACCAAACGAGCCGCTTCTGCAATCCCGCCTCGAGCCATCTGGGCCGGGGGCATCGGCACTTCAGCTACGGCCGCCCGTTGGTTGCCCATCTGCCGTTGCCGGCGGGCTTCCACAAACACCACCAAGATCGCGGAAAGAATTTCGGGGTCGTACTCGTCCGGCAGCATTCCCGGGTCGATGAGATCGCTTTCAGCCAGTTGTTTAACATTTTCAGCGTACTCGTCCGGGCGATCCAGGATGTACTGGAAAACCTCAATGAGCATGTCCAACTGATCATCCTCAAGCTCATCGAGCATCGGCATGATCTCGTTGAGGGCCCCTTGCATGTCAGTTGCGACCTCAGGGGACACATCTTCAAGGCCTCCACGGATGGCACCGTAGGCATCGTCCAAGGAAATTTGAGGGGCGGCGGCGCTTTCATTGCCCTGTGGCAGGGACATGATGCCTTCGTTTTCAGCGGCCATTTTGGTTCCTTTGCTGGGCAGAAAGGGGATTAATTAAGTCTATCATGGAGGGTTTATTTGCTCAATTGCTGTGTCAGGTGCCGGTGTTGGTCACACGCAGAGACCGCACGACAGCCGAGTTGGCTGACGGGACGGTGTACAAGGCCGTAGGCGTTGCTGCCGTAGGGATCGAGTATTTGCGAAAATATTTATTTGCCATCTGTGTCTCACTGAGTCAAATCGTAAAAAGAGATGGAACCTATACCGCCCCCGCTGCCTGCACCGCCTGTCGTTACAACACGCGCTGCCAGCGTAAATGTGTCACTAACACTTGCTAAAGATGCTCCAAGCTGCAGGTCCCAGTTATAGGCACCCCCTGCGTTTAATGGCACTGGCCCCGATTTACCAGTGGTAAACGTGTTAATGCAGATTGTTCCACCTGTCATAGCGGAAGCCGTGATGTCGTATTCTGCGTTGGCGTCAGAGGGCACTGCGGTCCATGATGGACTAGTCAAGGTTGCATTTTTAATCAGCGCAATTTCGTAATTGTCTGAGGTTGTCGGAAGAAAATTTATTGCTGATGGTATGACAACGGCACCTAAGGCGGTGGATGCCAAGCGGATAGAGGCAATAGGATAAAAAGAAGTTGTGATCGTTGAAGCAGAGGTCGCATTAACCCGTCTTGCAACGTGTTCAATTGACGTCTGTTCAAACCCGCCCTCAGACATCACAGAGCAACATATCTGAGTCAGCGACGCTGCAACTGCTACAGTGGTGGTCGTGATCTCATATCGCACTGGCAAGATGGCAGTCGTCATGTAGACGGTCGTGCCGTATTCGTTTGCGGTGTCAAAGGTGTGGCAAACAACGTATTGGCCATTGATGACAAAGCCGCAGCGCACCGATCCAACACCCAGCCACTCAAAGTCCATCCACATAATCTGCGGGTGGGTCAAATCTAGGGTAAAGCCAGAAGCGCCGGTGCCATCCAGCTTGTCGCCATTCCAGTTTGCTTGCGTAACCGCCCTTGAGTCATCCACCGAACCGCTGGTGTAGGACCGCACCACAAACGAGTTGGTGCCAGATGTGCGCTGGAAAAACACGCCGTTTTGCGTGTTGAAGTACCCAACCTTCTGGTTCAGGTTGGCCGATGTTCCGTTGTCCATGAGGAAGGTTGCAAGTACCAACAGGCCTTTGCCAGGCTGGTACGGGAACGAGCGGAACGTCTGACGGACCACGGACCCCACACCACCAGCGGTAACAGCCAAGGTGTTACTTGCCTGGTTGGTGTTGAAGGTTACAGAGCCGGTGCCTGATACTGAGCTATCAAACTGGTTGTCTGATGCGTATCTGTTTTGGCTGTCAAACAGCGTGTAGGGCTGGCTGACGCGCAGACGGCCAAACGCATCCGTGTTGGTGCCGCCAATTGATACCGGGATTGTTTCCATAGAAGCCACCAATTGACCCAGGATGTTGTCGAGTCGGTTGAAGTACAGACGCAGGACATCAGCAAACTGATCTTGATACTGCTTCTCATACTCCGTGGGCGCGGTCGGCAGACGAGGCGCAACGACTCGGTTGAGTTCAAACTCTGATGTGACAATTAAGGTCATTTACCGCCTGCCGTCTGGTTTGACATCAAGTGCAGGAACACCTAACTGCCAGTTGACTCCAAGCCCATCGGAACTGACCTTAAATGCCATCTGTCGACCTCTGAGACGGGTATACACGATCTGCGTAAATTGCTGCACTGTGTAGTTGCGCTGGCCCGTGTAGTCCTGCGTGCTGGTCACTGTTGGCGTATCGGAAGCACTGTAATCAGAGCCTGGGTTTTGCCTAGGGCGAAGCGTAAACGTGACCTGAGGGTTGTTGACATACGACCCGTCAAACGTGATGTCAGGGAGCATGCGCCATGCAAAGCCGTAGTTGTGGCCATCCCCGATGTTGAAGTCGGCAGACTGAATGTAGGACTCAATTGCGCTTGGCGGGTTGGTGCTGCCGTCATCCACGCCACTTTCGTGATAGACCAACTGCCCACCGTATCCTGTAGCGGTCGGGTGATTTCTCAATGGCGTATCCAGCCACGCTGTGCGCGACAAATTGCCATACGACCACACGCGCTCCAAGTGGTTGTAGATGACGTACCTGTCAACCACCGTTGAGTTCGCCGAGCAATAGAACCACCAGACCTCGTTGTAACCCTCATTGGTACTGGCAAAGAACTGATACTGCTGAGACAGATTAATATTTCCAAAAATGTATTGCCGCAAGGGGCAGTACAAGGTCTCGACCCGACCAGAGTACATGTAGAACTTATCCAGCCCCATCCAGTACGTGATGTTGGCAGCGGTGGTAGTGACGTTGGGGCCAGCGATGGAGATGTTGTAGCCCAGAACCTGAAAGCCCCAGATGTACGGTGGGCCAAGGTACTGCATGGAGTAGATGGCTGCGTCAGTCCAGACCAAAATCTCCTGCCGGGTCTGCTGGTGGGCGACGATGCTCGACCCCGTGGATAGGCGATAGCTACCCGCCTGATTGGTTGCAGCGGGGGTCCATGTGGCGTAGTCCTCTTGGTCAGACCAGCGGATCAGCAGAGGGTCCAACTCCACGGCCCCGTAATCATTGCATCCAAAAGAAATCACGAATCGCGAGGCATCCGACACCGTGACGGCGTTGGAGACTGTCGGGCAGCCAGAGTCCGTCGTGTAAGGGGGCGAGCTGGTTGGCGAGAGCAGGACTGCGCGGTCGTAGATCAACGGGTTGGCGTTGACCTTCCAAAGATAAAGCGCGCCGCCACGAGGATTGATGACGAGGTCTTGGCCGTAATTGGACTGACTCCAAAGCCGAAGCTGTGCCAATGCAGCAGACTGCCCCCAGCCCGTTGAAGCATACCCTGGCGTAGTCCCGCCCCAACCACCAGCGCCCCAACCAACAACTACTGTGTCGATCTCTTCGCCGGGGTCGATTTGATAGGCAAACGTGGCCGCGCCTGTGGTGCCAGAAGAAGTAGCGGCGGTGGCAACCGTGATGCTGTAGGTGTTGGCTGTCAGGTATGTAATGCGGAACTCTTTGTTCAAGTCCGCTGCCGGGATGCCGTTTACCGGCCCCGACACACCAGAGATGGTCACGAAGTCGTTCGTAATTGCGCCGTGGGCGGTGTCGTTGATGACGACAGTGGTCAGGCCATTGGTCGTGGTGAAGGCATTGGACGCGATGGTGACGGTCTCGCGCAGCGGTGTGATGTCGTGAAACGCCCCGTCAGTGCCGTTTTGAATATAGTATTTGAGGTTGGTCCCCAGACCAAGCAGGTTGTAGCCAGATAGGGTGATCCAGTTCCACAGCGCACGGCACACGCCCCAGAAAGAACCAGTGGGCGGCATCAAGCCGCTCGATTGCGCTCCGTTGTCGCGCTCCCAGCCGCCAAGCTTCTCGGGGTAGCCCGAGCGAAACCGCACCTTGTCCATCTCAAACCAAGTGCCCTCATTGGCGAGGGTGGTTGACTCTCGATTGACGCCTGGGCGTAGTTGCAGTTTCTGAAGTGGCATGGTCGTCCTACGACAAAAAGAGGGCGCGTTCGTCTTTGCGGCGTTTATCCAGCCCTGCCAGCACTTTACCCCCACCCTTGTTCCAAAGCAAGAAAGCGTCTGCTGCGCCTTCCCAATCGCCCCGGTTTGCTTTCATGCGGATGCTGCTGCGCTGGAGGTTGCCTAACCCGAAATTAAAGGAAATACTGACCAGAGCGTCAAAGCGGCCTTGACTGCCAACACTGCCGGGCACAAGTCGAAGAACACCACGTTCAAAACTTGCGACATCCGCGTCGAAGAGATCATTAATTTCCTGCTTGGACCAGACACGGTTGTCCTCCGGTTTCAATGGGTACTCCCTGCGGATCATGGGAATGTCGGCCTGGGTCTTGCCTTCTGGCCGCATCATCGGCAGGCGAATCTGCTCTTGGTACAGCACATGGCCATAACCAATTGTCCAGATGTGCGCCGGACACAGGTACGGGCGGTTTCTAAACCCCTCGTACTTATGCATCAAGTCAGCGCCGACCTTACTCAGTTTCACTTTTTGCCCCAGGTGCGAGTACCAAACCAAAATCCAATAATCCCACCCAACATGGCCATTTCGTCGGGACTAAAAATAATGTCCGAGTACCGCAGCACATCATCCATGCTTTTAATCATCCCTGGGTTTGTGTACAGGTAGTAACACAAAAACAAATTGATCAGCACCAACTCCAGCACGAAGATATACGTCACGGTTGGGCGCACGGTGCCGACGTAGTTGGCCACCCACTGGCTGGCCCTGTCCAACACCTTTTCATCGTGCTTGAGCGCAGCTTCTGTCATCTGCGCCTCGGTCTGCATCATCACTTGGTCGGTGCGGATTTCTTCAATCTTCTGCTGGGCGGCGTACCCTTGAGCAGCCAGAGCCAACTCACGCTCATTTTGCATCCGCGCCAGCGCCAACTCGTGCTTCTGGTCGGCCTTGTTCTGGAAGTATTCAAGCAGCTTGGGCAGACCGCTGATGAGCAGACCGCCGAGTGTGGAGATAAGTGACAACATACTATTTTCCTTGTGCCGTGGCTTCCACGATGAACCAAACAGTTGCGCCGATAACGACGAGCACCACCAACGCGCCGATCAAAATAATGAACAACTCATCCAACTCCTGCTGCCGTTTCTTTGCGGCTTCTTTTTTACGCCTCGCTGCATGTGCTGCATCTGCTTCCATCCGCTGCGCCCGAGCCGCAATCCTCATCCAGACATCCATCTTGTTTGCCTGGAAAAACAGCATCTTGATCTGCTCTTCAAACTGTTTGGCCTGCTCAATGGCCATTTCCAGTTCAAGCGCCTTACCTAACGCGGACCCCTTAAAACCACCCTCTTGCGACTTTTGGACAACCTCGATGGCGTCGGCTTTGGCATCAAAATATTTACCCAGCACCGGCCCGAGCGAAGTGACATCATCAACCGTTGCGGCAACTTTTTTAACAAGTTCGACCGCTGACGATATAGCAGCAAGGGCGGTGATCGGGTCGATCATGATTCATGCTGGAGTGTGTTTTACGGGGGCTGCTCATTGTTGATATTTTGCCAGTTGGAGTTCTGGCTGTCATCTATCCCGGCCCACCCAGGGTTCTGGCTGCTGATGATGTTGACCCAATCGGCGTTTTGTTCATTGACAATCGTCACCCAGCCCCCCACCCTAAAGCTTTCGGCCAGGACGGCGTTCTCAACAACGGCCACATTAAACGCTGCCGCCACGGTTTGGATGTCGTTGCTGTTGAGATTCTCAACCACGCTGCCCAAGAAGCTGACAGTGAAAGCCTCAACCGACTCGACCCCAAAATTCTCAATGACGGTGTCAAAAAACGCATTAGCGATTGTGACAATGTCCGCAGCCGTCATCCCCTCCGTTACAGCAGTGGCAAACTGCGCCGCGATGGCCTGGAAGTCGCTCATCGTCACCGCCTCAGATACAGACTGAGCAAACTGAGCGGTGATTGTGGGTATGTCGTCTAGGGTGCTGGGCTCTGTGATGGTCTGCACAAATGCCGACTGCTGGGTGCTGGCGTCAGCCACCTCTAAAATGTTTTCTGTGCGAGTCTGGCCAAAGGCAAAAAATACGTTCTGGGCGTCGGCAAGGTTTGCGTTCTCAGATACCGATTGGGCAAACTGAGCAGAGATGGCTATGGCATCTGCCGGGTTGGAGTTCTCACTGATAGATTGCAAGAACGTCGAGGCTTGGGCGCTGGCGTCGTTTAGTGTGATGGGTTCGTTGATCGTGGCAATGAACAGTGCGTTGCCCGTGATCTCAATGTCGCTCTCGGTGATCGGCTCGGTAATGGATTGCAGGAAGGCGTAGGCCTGATTGCTGGCGTCGGCCAACACAATATCTTCCGACATCGAGACGACAAAAAGCTGCCCTGCCAGTGAAGCAAAGGGTGTTTGAGCAAAACTGGCAATCCCAAACATGGAGCATCAGGTCGGTTCGTCAGCAGGAATGGGTTGGTTGCCCTCTTCCAGCCATTTCAGGTATTCCTGATAATCGGTGTTGGCGGGGTCAAAGGGGATGAATGCGTTGTCACGCAAACGAATCACAAACTTCATCCCAGTACCTGAAGTGAATAATTTATACATTTATAACTCCGCGCTCATTGATTCTGTTTGGTTATTACATTGAACAAGACCAGCCGCCGCCGATTCGATAGAGGCACTTGCAAAGGTTGCGTTTAAACCCAGCAAACCAAGCCCTGCATAAGCGCTTGAGTTGGCCCTGACGTTGGTGTAACTGCCTGTAGTAATTACCGTTCTTGTAGGTGTTGCTCGCATTGTCACTGGAAAATTTACAGGAATGGTGACAGCACGGATTGTTGCGGCGTTTGCATAGCCTTCAATGGTAAAGTTGGACATCACATAGTAGTACCGCTGACACAGAGCAAACTCAGTACCGTAACTACGGAAGTCAAACGATGTGGCAGTAGAGCCGCGCTCCAGTTGGACTCCGGTGATGTAGAAGGTGGCTCCGGAGTTTGCAATTAAAGAAACAGACCCGCTGGTGCGGTAGTATGTGCCAGCCGTCCACGCACCTGCTGCGGCGTTAAAGTTTGAGCCACTACCCGTGTCAAAAAACACATACATTCCAACACCATTGTCAGTCAGCCATGTGCCAGTTGTATCACCAGTTATGGTAACAGTCTTGTACTCAAACGTATTTGCGGCATTAACTGTGTATGTAGCAACGTAAGATCGGTTTTGCGCTGAGTTTTGAAAAGCAACTGAATACGTCCCAGTGACTGAGGCCCGGACCCAAAACGATAAAGTAAAGGTTACAGCAGATGCGGTGCCCATGCCGAAATCGGACATATTCAGGCCTTCAACAGCCTGATAAAACCAAAACTGTTCTGAAACAGCCGGACTTTTTGAAGTCGTAACAGTTGTCAGTTTTGAGTTTGTAAATCCAGTTGGTGCAGTCGTTGAACGCTGCACAGTCATTACCGCACTTCCAGCACCGCCAACGCAGCGGTCATACCAACGATCTAATGTGTAGACCGCTGTATTATTTATCGTTACACTCGCCCCAGCGTTCCTCTGGTCGATCACCATCGCGCCGTTGATGATGCGGTTCTTGAAGCCAAAGGTATTGGGCAGGTTGGCGGGCTGGGCAAACGTAACAGACTGATCCGTGCCAATCGTTACTGCGGTCGTGGCAGTGCCACCAGCCGTTGTGGTTTGCAGGGCAAGGATGCCATCATTGGCCCCAGAGGTCTTCAACCCAGCCGATCCGCTGGATACCCCGTTGTCTGAAAGAATCGTTGCGGGCATTTTTTACTCCTTGGGCATCAAGGCTTTGAGTTGCTCGGGTGTCTGGGCTGCGTCCATCTGAGCTTGGATGGCCGTGTACTTGTCACGAATCTTCTGGCGCTCGGCTTCTGCACCGTCTACCTGACCGGGAATTTGTTTGGCAATGGCGTTGTCGAACGGCTCAAACTCAGCGGAACGAGCAGCACGGCGCTTGTCATGCGCGATGGCCTTGGCTTTGTCGATGTTGATGATAATCATGCCGCATACTCCCAAGCTGCACGGAATGTGCGGTCAGACGGAATATCTGCCACATCCACGATTTTGTACGGTTTGCCTGCCGGAACGTCTTTGGCTGCTATTTCTTCGACGCTCAAACCGCATTCGGGCGCAGGCACGATGACGGACACGCCGCCTTCGTCGTTGGGGTAGATGATGCGTTGGTTCATGGTTGGTCCTTAACGGAAGATGGCAATAAATACTTGGCTTGTGTCTTCAAGCGTATAGGTGTTACCTGTTGTACCGTTATAGCCAGTAATTACGGAAACTGCTGATGTTGATGTAATGCTTGTTGAAATACTTGCATCAGCAGTACTTCCAACACCCACTCGTGTTCCTGTGACTGCATAATTTGCATCAGGCATTGCAGTCGTAAGGTTTACCGTATAAGTGCCAACACCCCCATCCGTGATGCTCGTCACGTTGCCAGACGCACGAATCGCTACAGTGCCGGTGCCGTTGAAGTTGACCCATGCACGGCAACCGTAGGCTGTGGCGACAGAGCCATAGCCCGAGTTGAACTGAAAGTTGCCAGAGGCATCGAACTCACCAACCTGTACACCGCCTTCTGCAAAGCCAATCCTGTCGGCTCCCGGAAAGTAAATACCAGTGTTGGCGTCAGTCCCCCTGATGGCAGGAGTAGACGCAGAGCCGTCTACATCAGACAGGCCCGTGTCACCATTAAGAATCAGTGTCATGGTTGCTCCTCAATACTTTCCTTCAGAAAACACGTTCACGAAAACTGTGCCGTCTTCCAATGCTTCAATCTCGTGCCACTCACTGCCGATCAGATTGACCGGCTGTGTGCCTTTTGTCATCACCAACTCTTTGCCTTCTTTGCGCACGATACACGATCCTGCGTGGCACATGGTCAAGTGAGAATGCATGTGCTCGTGACGCGGCAAGCCCTCGCCCTTGTCGGCGTGGTACACGTTCAGTACCGCACCGTCGTAGGTCACATTGAAGCGAGGGGCAACCGTGTTCACAGCGTCTGTGCTCCGGTGGTCGTTGGTTGATCCTCGGGCGGTGGGGGAGGCGGCGCTGGAACCCATGCATCCCACACAGCAACACAATTGAAGGCCCACTGCGGCAGTGCAGTGATGGATTCATTGGGCGGCTTGGGCTGCCCCGGCTGGGCGGGGTCAAACTCAATTTCCCCGTAGGTGTCGTACCACTGCAAGGCATGGCAATTTGCGGGGATGCCGCAGCCAGACAAGTCCAATTCTGGTGCGGTCCACGCTTTCATTACCCCGTCTTTGTAAACGGCCTTGTCTTCAGGAATGATGGTCAATCTCATTGCTTGTTCTCCAAAACCATGTTTGCGTTTGCCGCCCGCAACAAAACCTGCTGGCTGACCTCGTTGGACTTCACCATCTCGTTGCGGAATGATTCAACTGCTGCGCCGGTTTGACGCTGCTGTTGGCTGTTTTCTATCGTCAGGATTGGGAGCCATGCGATAGCGCAACCCCACTCGTTGATGTCTTGCCCGGTGTTTGGGTTCGTGCCTTGGATTTGAAGAAACCACGCGCACTCAAGCTGCTTGCATGGATTAAATCCATTCAAGGGACAATTGGATTTGGTTTCGAGCTTCATGCATCAGTCCTTTGTTGCACGAATCACATCCACATACTTGACCGCAAGGTTGATTGCCGTGCCAGTAAAGGTATGGTTGTGGGAACCGCCGCCTCCGGTTGCACTAGTACTGGTACTACCACCGCCACCACACGAGAAACCTAAAAAACTACCACCGCCACCACTACCTCCAGTAAAAGTATGCGTATGGCTCGGAATCTGCGTGGTTGTTAGCGTTGTTGATCCAATCGTACCAGCAGGGGTCTGTGATGCGAAGGCAGTGGTGAAGTCAACCGAGCCGCCGGTTGAGGCAGAACCCGTCACAACCCTCAAAGCAGAGTTGTTGTAGTTGGTTGCGTCTTTTGTCCATCCAGTCGGGGCGGAAGTCTGCCCAAAGAGCATGACCGTGCCAGACGGAAAAGAAGAAACATCCGACGTAAGAGCAATTGTTCCGGTGGTCGTAGGCAGCGTCAGCGTGTAATTGCTGTTTGAGTTTGGCGAAGCAATGGTGAACGTGCCCGTCCCACTTGCGTTGCCTTCAATAGCGATCTTGCTCATTTTTGCTCCTTACAGGATCAGCCAACGCTGATTGGTTTCAACCGTGATTGTCACACCTGAGTCGATAGTGATCGGACCCACGCTCAAGCCGTTCTCGCCGCTGGCGATGGTGTAACTCACCGATGCCGTCGATTTGTTGGTCATGATTGCGCCGCCAGCCTGCGCTCCACCAATCCCGCCC